TCAACCTCCGTAGTAAGTTTACTAATTGTCTATCTAAGGATTGTTGTGTAAGACTCGTAAGCCTTACTCCTTAGTATGTGTATATAATACACTCTTATTTATCTACTGTCAACCACTTTTGGAATATTTTATCCCCCGGGTCCAGTTTAACCAAAGATGTCAAGTTCTAATTGTTCTGCTTGTTCTTTTTCTTCTTGTGGTGATTGGATTGGACGTAACCAACTGTCTGCAATATACGCTTTAGGACTAGGTCCAAACTGTATTTCTATATCGTCTGCTTCAATCCACCAATGATGATCTGTAACCATCGCCTGACACGGTATTCCTCTAAAGTCAAATTGCTCACCTTGTTTAAATCTTCCAATATATTCTGCAACTTTTACAACTCGACCTATATTCTCTGGACGTATTGAAAATACAATATATGCTAAATCACCTTCTTTTACATTCATTACCAAACCCAACTTACCCAACTATATCGAGTACCTTTTGTAACTGGTGTTACTTGATGTATATACATAAAGGTACTCGGAAATATCAAGACATCTCCGGTCTTTAGTTCAACTTTATAATCGTCAAACATATAAAAGTCGCCGCCTTCAAAGTCGTCATTTAAAAGACCAACTACGCTAAGTGTGGGTATTCCTTTTCGTTGTCCGTCAAACATTTCCTGCACTCTATCCGCATGCCAGTGCATTGTTTTACCTGGTTGGTATCTATTATATCTAATATCAAGATATCCATCCCAACCTGTTAGACTAGGCAAGTTTACATCTTCAATATATTTGATTAGAATATCTTTAATTTGCTGACATATAAAATTACTTTTATCATCAAACTGATGACTAATTTCTAAGTCATCGTCAAAATTAAATCGTTCTTTATCAGAGTGTGAATAGAATGTATGTTTGTGCCAATCGTCTTTTAAATTAGTGACGACGGTGTTGCAAAATGCCGAGTCAAAATGATTATAAACTTTTACATAATCTTTTAAATCTTTTTGCATTAAAACAACCCGTCATCAAAGTTTACACTAACTCCGCAACCACATGATGATTGTGCATTTGGATTTTGTATATCAAACATTGCACCGATAATGTCTTTCTTATAATCGATTGTAGAACCAATCAAAAACATTACACTGTGAGCTCCTATTACAAAAGCACAACCGTTTGGTGTTTTAATTACTTCGTCGTTATCTTCAAGATCTTGCGGGGAATTGACTAGTTGCCAATCATACTCAAAGCCTGCACAGCCTCCACCTTTAACATTTAGGCTAACGCCGTAACACTCGTTTTCGTTTGACAACTTGTCAATTTGTTCTTCCGCGGCTGGTGTTAGTTTTACTACCATTATTACATAGCGTTCTTTTTATCTTGGATTTCTTTTCTACGTTCTTTAGTAAGTTTACCAAGATCACCAAGTGCCTTACGAGCTCTTGCTGCCGCTGCCTTTACGCCTTTCTCATCAAAAGTTTCTGCTTCTGCGAGATAGTTATTAAAAGCTAAAACGATTTCATCGTGTAATGTTTTATCCATCATTATCTCCTATTATAATGTTATATATTTCTTTCCAGTTCTTTACTTTACGTGCAGTTCCGGAATAGTCTTTGTTGTGTTCATGCTGTATTAATATGCCGTCTAGACCTAGATTAATTCCAACATCAACATTTTCGGGTTTGTCTTCAACCCAATAACACCCACTACCTTTGTAAGGAGCAAGTGCTTCATCTTTATCTGCACCTGTATCTAAGTAAAAGTATTTTTCAAAAACACTTGGTCCAAACATTTCAATAAGATTTTTTGTACGCAAATGTTGTGAATATACATCGTCACTTAGACTAGTTATTGCATGAAAGATAAATCCGTGTTCACTATGCAATTTTTTTACAAAATGTATTGCATCTCGCAATGGAGGAAGTTTACGAATCCAAGCACTCTCGTTAAACATACGGATCAAACGCTTTGCTTCGTCTTTTTCTAATCCGTATTTTAAATCCATCAAGTAGTGACCTGTTTCTGCTACGGTATAACCGTGACGCTTCATCCACTGACTAAAGGCATACTCCCAATCAAAGAGTACACCATCACAATCAACTAATATTAACTTGTCTTTCATTTAACCCTCATACTTCTGTTATCATACCTTATACTAACACAATAAAAGGGCGTTGTCAACCTAAAGTTTTATATTAGTTGTACTTTCAATATACTGTTTTGCTGTATTTTCGTCAGTCTTTGCAATAAAAACAAGAGTACTTTTATTGAGACTTAGTTTAGAATCAGGTGATACAGTAAAACTAAACGGGACCATGCCAATTCCTTGCTGTGTAGCAGTAAGTGCCATTGGTTTAGTTACTGTAAGTGTTTCGCCGTTCTCGTCAACTAATCGTGCGACAATTTCTTCGCCTGCGACAGTTTTTACAGAGACGGTATCTCCATTTTTGTAAGGTGCTTCAATTAACATTATAGTGTGTGTCCTGTGCCTGTATAACCTGTATCTTCTAGATATGGGCCTAGTTTATCAAACCCGCCAATTACTGTTCCGTTAATACGGATTTGTGGAACAGTGCGAGCGCCTGGGAAGTTTTCTAATAGTTCTTCTTTTGTGTAGTCAGTGCCAAGTGACTTGTATGTGTACGCTAGTCCGCGAGTCTCGCAAAGTTGTTTTGCTTGTTCGCAGAAGGGACACATTGGCTTTCCAAATATTTCAATCATAAACTGAATCCTTTTAGTGAGTCTTTATCGACATCTTGTTTAATGCCACCAATGATATACGACTCCACTTCTGTCTCTTGTGGAGCAACTTGTAAACCTGAACTTGACAGCCA